ATGAACAGTAGCCCCATTCTTGAAATCGAGAATGTTAACCGTGATTAGGAGGATGTTAACAATGACTAAGAAGAAAATAGACCAACGAAGACATGTTGTATATGAGGAACTAACAGACAAGAACAAGGCTCTTGCTTATGCTATCGTGGGTAATCCCGATATTGCACCTTATAAGCTATATCGAAAGTACTATAAAAACTGTACGACAGATGAGTCCGCTCAATCTGGTATCTCAAGACTAAGAGCGAATGAGGACTTTGCCAGATACCTTGCCATTGCCGAGTCCAGTACCATCATGCTCGAACCGGGACTTAATAAGGACATTATAATGGAGGTCATGAGTGACCCCGCAGGTAACTATGCCATCTCCCTTAGAACGTACCTCTTGCAACAAGCATTAAGTCTTGTACCAGCAGGGACTAAAGTACCAGAGACAGTCAAGATGAAGTCTAATGGTGAGGATGTGCTTGAGGAAGTAGAGCGATATGTCACCACTACCGAACGATTGAAGGCTACTAAAATGGCATACGATATGATAACACCGCAGTCCCTTGACCTCAACGTGCATAATGAAGCAGTGACTATTATCCGCACTGATGAGCGCCCAGAGATTGCAGTACCTCTTGATTCCACTGATTGGGAGAAAGCAGTCGATGAGGATGTGGAACTACCATTCGATATGGATGACCTACCAGAGGGAGAAGGGGACTACGAACGAGATGAGAATGGTAATTGGGTATTAGTTCAAGACGAGGATGCCGATGATGGGGTGCGGTTCTAATGAGAGAGGTCATTAAGCATCAGAACATTTACAACATCATTAGTCCCGCGTTCTATGACTTGCACGACCAGATACAGGCAGGAACAACACCCGATAACATATGGCTTGAAGGGGGACGGGGTAGTACTAAGTCCTCATTCGCATTCATTGAGATTATCGACGGCATCATGCGTGACCCTCTTGCTAATGCAGTAGTGTATCGGAAGGTAGCTGATACACTGAGGAACACCACATATGAACAATGCAAGTGGGCTATGGACATACTGGGAGTGACCCCACTCTGGAAGCTGAATGTGAACCCCCTACGAATGACCTATCCCAACCCCGAGACAGGTCAAGAGCAACGCATACTCTTTCAAGGGGCAGATAAGGCGACTAATACTAAAGGTTCCATGTTCAGCTATGGAGTATGTAAGTACCTGATATACGAGGAAGCAGAACAGTTTAGCAATGCAGATGAGATGGAGACCATCACGGTATCATGGTTGCGGGGAGACTATGGAGACATTAAGCCCCTCGTATTCTACTGTTACAACCCACCTAAGTTCAGAGGTCACTGGTTGAACAAGCACGTGGTTAGTTTAAGACATAGTCCTAACGACCTAGTACATCATAGTACTTTCGTCGCAGTAGCTAACAGTCATCCTGAATGGCTGGGAGAGGCATTCTTGAGGAGAGCATTAGCCTTGAAGAAGCTGAACCCAAACCGATATCGCCATGTATTTCTAGGTGAAGATGTCATGACAGGTAACGAGGTGTTCCCTAATTTGGAATATCGACCTATTGACCCATCGGAGTACCATCATCTTACCCCCCACGAAGGCTTTGATGAAGGATATACTACTGACCCCAGCGTCTGGCTTCAAGTCTACTATGACAGAAAACGGGACACTCTTTACATCGTCAAGGAAGTGTTCTTGTACCACGCTAAGACCAAAGTCATAGCAGAGACAATCAGACGTAAGCAGGAGGGTAAGCATGATACTGAAATTAAAGGGGATAGTGCTAATCCTCGTGTGCTTGATGAGCTGGAAGAGTACGGACTTTATACCTATGGAGTTAAGAAGGGCAAAGGTTCGGTAGACCACGGCATTAAGTGGTTGAGTGATAGGACTAAGATAGTTATTAGCGAAGACTGTCCGAAAACTTTTGAAGAGTTCAACACTTACGCTATTGCCGAGGATGCAAGAGGTAACCAACGAAGTGGATTCCCCGATAAGAATAATCATAGCATTGATACTTGTCGTTATGCCCTTGAAGATATCATAGCAGGGCAGGATGTGGTCTTCTAAACGTTGGTATAGAGCCATTCCTACAGATTGAGAACGTAAGAAATCCGTGAGCAAAGCTTTGACTCTGCTTTTCTGTGGCGCTACCTAAGAATCTTTGATGCTACTTTATGATGACGGATTCCTATGAACTCCTTAAGAATCTTTGATGCTACTTTATGATGACGGATTCCTATGTTCCAAATCACTATTGTTGCAATAGGTCATATGTGCTATACTGAATCATATTGAAAAAGAAATGAGGTCAAGTAATGACAAATACATTGTTAACCACTGCCCCGGATAGATTAGGCACTATCTTGAGTACTAAGATTGATGAGTATATTCGCAGTCAGAACGTATCTCTTGCCCGTGTAGGTCAAAGGTACTACAATCAAGACAACGACATAGAGAACACTAGAATCATGTGGATGAACGACCATGGCGACATTGTCGAGGATGACAATGCTTCCAACATCAAGATTAGTCACGGATTCTTTGCCGAACTAGTAGACCAGAAGACCCAGTACCTTCTTGCCAACGGTATTGACGTGAAACCTACTGACCATGACGACCAGAAGCTCTGTTACCTGATTGAGGAATACTACAACGAAGAGTTCCAGAGTGCCATTCAGGAGTTAGTGGAAGGGTCGACAATCAAGGGATATGAAGGTATCTTTGCGAGAACAACAAGTGAGGATAAGCTTACGTTCCAGACTGTTGATGCACTTCAATTACTACCTGTATTTGATGACTACGGTACATTACAACGGATTATTAGATTCTATACGGAACAACGTTATTCAGATGCAGATAATAAGTTTAATTCTATCGGTCACGCTGATGTGTGGACTGATACCGAAGTATGGTACTATGTACAGAAGGACGAAGGTCGTAGTGATGAGTACGTGCTTGACACCACAGTGAATCCTAATCCCAGCCAGCACGTTCTTGCTGTTGCGGATGGCGTTGATGAGGCAATTCTCGATGAAGGTGTGGAGGAACACGAGGGTCGTCAAGTACTAGGACGGTCGTACAAGTCGAGGTTCCCGTTCGATATCTTGTACAACAATAAGTTAGGTATCAGTGACATCAAGAAGGTTAAAAGCATCATTGATGACTACGATTTGATGAACTGCTTCTTGTCTAATAATTTACAAGATATGGCAGAGGCTATCTATGTGGTTCGTGGTGGGACTAATTCACCAGTCGACGAGATTAAGAAGAACATTCAGAGCAAGAAGATTATTCAGACCAAAGGTGAAGGTGGTTTGGATATTCAAACGGTTGATATCCCTTATGAAGCACGAAAAGCCAAGATGGACATTGACGAATTGAACATTTACCGTTCAGGAATGGGCTTCAATAGTTCCGCAGTTGGGGACGGGAATGCGACCAATGTGGTAATCAAGTCTAGGTATACTCTGTTAGCAATGAAAGCACAGAAGACCGAAATCGCTTTACGCAAGACGCTTAGATGGACAGCTGACTTAGTTGTCGAAGATATCCGTCGTAGAGGGCTTGGTGACTACAGTAGTACCGATATCAAGTTCGATATTGAACCTTACATCCTTGCCAATGAATTAGACCTTGCAATGATAGATAAGACAGAAGCAGAGACTAATCAAATCCAAATCAATAACTTATTAGCTATTGCCCCACGAATCGGTGACGAAGAGACTCTTAAAGCTATCTGTGATACTTTAGACCTAGATTATGAAGATGTCGTGAAGGCTTTGGAAGACCAAGAGGTCGAGGAACTAGAGCCAACGGTGACCCCTATCATTGACCCGTTAACCATTGAGCCACAACCAGAACCGTTAAACATTGACCCGGTCATTGAAGAGGAACCAGTTCAAGAATAATAGAGGTGGGACATTATGCCTAGTCAAAAGGAACTAATAGAACAAATCATTAAATTGGAATCGGCACAAGAAAAGGCATTACTTCAAGGTATCCGAAGCGACTATGTGGGTATCTTGAATACTGCTTTGACAGACCTCAAGGTCGCTTATGATAACTTCCATGACCTGTCGAGAAGTCAACTATATGCCCTTGAAAGGGAATCCTTGATGGTTGATGAGATTGTCGGTGCGTTAGACAACTTTGTCAATGCGATTGTTGCCCCAAATATGGCTGATGACCTATTGAAAGCGGGGATGTTTGGATATAGTTCGGAGATGTGGCTTACTACGATGGCTCTTAGGGCTAAGTTACCATATCTACCCCAAGGTAATGCTTATATTCAAGCTCTGATGCTTCATGGAGTCAATCAGAACAACTTTGCATCACTGAATAAAGCGAACCGCATCAAGACCGCGACCCGATTAGAGGTCATTTTGAAGCAGGCATTTATCAGAGGTGATGGTTTTGATAAGATATCCAAACAGGTGCAAGAACACATGGGAATGTCAATGAGACACGCGAATACTATCGCCAGGACGGAAGCGGGTCGTCTTATCTCGATTGGTAACGCTGAGAATCAACGTCAGTTAGTCCAGATGGGTGTCAAAGCGAACAAGCGTTGGTTTTCTATCAAGGACAAGAAGACGAGACACGACCATCGACTCCTTGACGGACAGAAGCGACCTATCGACCAACCATATGAGGTCAACGGTCATTATGCGATGGCACCTAGACTATTCGGGATTGCCAGTGAAGACATTAATTGTAGATGTAGAAGTCATACCATATCCGAGATTCAAGATGTTCCTGAAAATATGTGGGATTCTATCAAATATGAACGAGTACCATATCAGAAATATACAGAGTGGGAAAAGGGAGGTCAATAGTGACCTCTCTTTTTTTGTTTCGTTTGTTGACAGGTCATAAGTCCTATGATAAAATAGGTACATCGTAGTGGGTTAGTCATTCACTATAATCAAATCGGACTATAAACGCGGGGAGGAAATGATGATAATGCCATTTTATGAAAAGTTGATTGCTGACGCTTTTGCGAATGTCGAGGAGGGAAGTCAAGTAACATCCGAAGGACTTATTAAACTCTTGAATGAAGAGTTTCCAAAGCATGTGGTACCGAAACAGACATTACTTGACGAACAAGCTAAGGTAAAAGAATACAAGGCTTCTATTGCTGATTTGAATACTAAACTACAAGCTACAGAAGGCAACGAGGACATCATTAAACAATTACAAGCTGATGTGGAGGCTTTCAATCAGAAGGAAGCACAAGCACAAAAGGATTTAGTGCTTAATACTGCTATTGAAGCAGTTGGGGGCAAGGATAAGGACTACATTCGCTATTTACTAGGTGATGTTGACCTTAACGACCAAACAGCATTGACTAACCGTTTGAAGGATTTAAAAGACTCTAAACCGTCTCACTTTGAAGCTGATGAACCTGTTACGGAACCAGTGGTTGAACCAGAACCAACACCAGCTACCAATCTTGGTGGATATAAAGTCCTAGATAACGGTCAGAAGAATACACAAGTGGCGAGTCAAGAGGAAGCTACTATAAATGCGATTAAAAACGCGTTTAAATAATTAGAATTGAAGGAGAGATTTAATAATGGCTAATAGTATTGCTTATGCTGATTTATTCCAGTCTCAACTGGATGAAGCTATTCAAACAGGCATCAAATCGGGTTTCTTAGAAGCTAACCCAAATAATGTTCAATATAATGGTGGTAATACCATGAAGATTGCTTCTATCGTAACTACAGGACTTAATGCCTATGACCGTGAAAATGGTTATGGAACAAAAGGTACGGTAACACTAACATGGGAAACTAAGACTTTTGACTTAGACCGTTCTGCTACATTCTCCATTGACGCTATGGATGTCGATGAGTCTAACAACCTAGCAACCGCGGCGAATGTGTTGAATGTATTCCAAAAAACGCAAGTGGTTCCCGAGATTGACAAATATCGTTTTACTAAACTAGCACAAGAAGGTTCTGTAACTGGTGGTGTCGTTGACGCAACTGCACCAGATAGCGCTTCACAAGCATTATTCACCGATATTGCTAAGATGCTGGAAGTAATTGATGACCCGTCTCAATTGGTAATCATTACATCCCCAACTACTCTTGAAACGATGGCAAACAGCGCTCGTTTCCGTGAGTCTAAGAATACTCAAGTTCTAAAACGTGGTGAAGTTGATACTAAAGTCGAGTTCGTTAATGATATCGAAGTGGTTCAAGTACCAAGTGCTTATCTATATGATAAAGTAACTATTACTTCTGGTGCGCCTTCTTATACTGGTGCTAAAGCTATTCCTTACATCATTGCGAAACGTGACGCGGCGACTGGTATCGTTAAAGCTGACAACGTTAAAATCTTTGACCCAGCAGTCAACCAAGAAGCGGATGCTTATAAAATCCAAGTACGTATCTACCATACATTATTCGTTGCTAAAAATCAAAAAGCTGGTATTTTGAAGGCTTCCTTCAAAACAGCATAGTAAATAGTAAGAAACTAGGGGATGGGGCTTAAGTCCTGTCCCTTTTTTAACAAGAGAGGTGATATAAATGTTTCTTGATTTAGCAACAGTCAACCAGACTTTACCAAACATCACTCAAAACGATTTAGACGCATTAGAGTTGAATATTCGGGCATATACGAGTAATCACTTCTTGAACCGTGCCAGTTATGTACGAGGTCTTGACTTTAAAGACGCAAATAGCGTGGTTGTCGACGATGCTACTAACTTTCGTGTCGGTGATAGTATCGAGATTTGGAACTCTGGAATGAATGATGGTCTTCATGTGATTCAGAGTATTGATGATTATACATTGACATTCAATGACCCTCAATTTAGAGACCTATCAAATATCGAACATGCCAATCTAGGATTAGTACAATATCCTCAAGACGTGCTTTCTGGATGTATGCAACTCCTTGAATTTGACGAGAATGGGAGACCTGAGTTTGGGGTCAAACAAGAAACTGTGGCAAGAACATCTATGACGTATTATGATACCACTTCACTCGAAACAAGATTCAGTTATCCGGCTTTCTTGACTGATTTCTTGACCCCGTACAAAAGGTTCCCTTTCGGTGATTAAAGGTATTAAAGATTTCCAAGTTTACACAACCAATGTACCGCAACCGGACGGTAAAGGTGGTAGCTTGGACACTCGTACTAAAATCTTTGAAGGTCGAGCTTACATTGACTTCCAAAGCGATACGGATTCGATGACCAAGGCTAACATGTTGTACCCAGATGCGACGCACATCATGATTTACATTAAACGGTATTCTGGTAATAAAGAGTTTGTAGGTTCCATCGGCGATACGCTGATATGTAATGGTGTTGAGTACTTTGTCAATTATATTGATGACGTGATGGATATACAACATCATTTGGAAATTATGTTACGTGAGAAGCCGACTATTAATAGATAGGGGTGGTCACATGGCGGATGATATTAAGTTTGAAATGGACATGTCTAAGATTAAAGATATGTTCGACGATACCGCAGAGAAAGCACTAAAACAAATCGGTGAACACATGAAGACCGAAATCGCAGAAGGTGGTCACGGTGACAGTTCTAACAATGTTACAGGTGAATATGCGAACAAAACCGACTTCGAAGTGGATAAGCGAAAACAAGAGGTCAAAATCGGCAATAGTTCCGATTATGCCATCTATTATGAGTTCGGAACAGGTGAGAAGTCCGAGAAAGGTGGCGGACGTGCGGGAGGCTGGTCGTATATGGACAAGAACGGCAAATGGCACTTTACCCGTGGGTCTAAAGCCTCTAAACGAATGAGATACACCTTTAGGGACGAAAAGTCAAAGGTCAAGGATTATGTTATTAAAGTATTTGGGGGGTTAGATTGATGGCTGTTATTAGAACAAGGGATGGCGAGCTTCGTAATTTATACGACGTGAGACCAAATGCCTACAATTGGGGTGAACAATTAGAGTTAGTTTATAGTCTGCTTGACGAAGCTCTAGCTGGTGCTTCCGTTGGTGGTATATGGAGGAACAAGAACCCTACACCTATAGTTAGTCTAAAATACCCATACACTACCTTTGAAGTGGAGAGTTCCAAGGAAGACAACGAGCATGGTTTAATGGTCTATGTTGATATCGAATTCTTTGACCGAGGACTGACCTCTGGCGGGATTGACAAATTGGCTGATTTAGTCAATAATGAACTAGACCACAAGCGACATTTGTATGATAAATACTATGTTCGAACTGAATTAGAACATGACCGTGATATCCCTGATGAAACGGACAGGGAACTGCTTAGAAGAAGCGTCGCAATGACCTTCTATATTGAAAGGAGAGAAAGTTAAATGGCATTACAAAAAACAGGTTTTACGCAAGATACTTCTCAAAAGTACGTACTGGATTCGGCTATCTTATACAAGAACTTTGTATACAATCCAGAAACGCAAGAGTTTGAAGGTGATTTAGTCGGGGCTACAGATGGTGGTGTTGAGGCTAACATCGAAATGAAGTATCGTGACATTAACGTAGATGGTCTTTATTGGACTGCTGTACAAGGAAACAAAGCATTATCAAGTGGAGATGCAACGGTTAAGACTTCTCTTAAAGAAGTGGATGCTGAGACTTTAAGACTAGGACTAAACGGTACTACTGTTTCCGCACCTACAGATGTGGCACCAGCAGGATATAGCTTAGTTACTGGTAAACGTTACGTTGAAAATGCGGACTACATTCCAAACCTTGCCTTCATTGGTAAAGTAAGTGGTTCTTTAGACCCAATCATCTTGATTCTCGATAACTGTCTTGTAACAACTGGTTTACCGCTTAAAACGAAAGATGACGCTGAAATGGCTGTCGAAATGACTTTCCAAGCTCATGCTGATTATGATACATTAATCAAAGATGAATTTCCGTGGAGAATTCTATATCCAGAAATCACGTCCCTTGCTCCACTTCCAGCACCAACCAACGTTGAAGTAGGGGCTGTAACGACTACTAGCTTACCAGTGACTTGGTCACCTGTGGATAACGCTAAAGCTTACATTTTCCGTTATGGTGTTTCTGGTGAGACCGAGGGCAATCGAGTTTATTACACCGAAGCACCCGAGTTCACTCTTACTAGTGCTATTGTAGGCGCACCTATTACTGGTAAAACTATCAACTACACAGTTGCTACTTTGAAAAACACGTATGTGGGTCAAGGCGCTACTGATTTAGAGCGTTCCATTGACGCGGCGAATAAGGCAATGTTGCAAGAAGGTACTCTGAACTGGTCGGTAGTTCAATCTCAATTAATCCCTACAGTCTAATAACAGTTACATTTGAGGGCTAGCATTGCGCTAGTCCTTTTTGTGTGGTAGAATAGTACTATAATTTGAAGGAGGTACAAAGAAAATGGATTTTGAAATAAGAGGTTTAAGAGGCGACGACATTTTCACACTAGCTAATATTCTGAATAAGGTGAATGTGGTAGATGACGTTGTGGCGTTTTTCAGTGGTAACATTGATGCGGAGAAAGTAAGAGTTATCAAGGAAGCACAAAAAGGGAAACAAGTCAAACAAAAAGCGGTAGATATCGCCATCGCTAATTTTGAAACATCAGCGGAACAAGAAAAAAAAGGTGTTGAATTCACTGGTATTCTTGCTAAAAAAATTCTTATGAACATTGGACTAGTAAAACCGGAATTAAACGCATTCTTGTCAGATGTGGCAAACGTGGATGTTAGTACTTTGTCCCTAGTGGAGTACACTTCATTAATCATTAAAGTGTTCAAATCACCGGATTTTATTGATTTTTTCCAATCCATTCCGTCTATGCTAGCGACCAAGTAGACGGGGGATATATTAAATTAAGGCATGACCTTTTTAGGCATTATGCTGACCCCATGACCTTATTAGGCACTTTGACTATACGTGAGGTGCCTTTACTTTTGACTACTATGTATAAACAAGAGTTCGATAACAATACATGGGAAGTTTGGTTAAATAAGGACATAGATAGAGGTTATGCTGAATTTAAAGCAGAACAAGAAGAAGAATCGAGTAAATCGGTCGCAAAAGATATACAGATAAGTAAGTCTAAAGAACTAAAAGAGGCAGAGGAACAGGAAGCCCTTGACTTTGCTTCACAATTTGTAAAACCAAAATGAGGTGTTCGCACCTCGTGAGAAAGGGGTGTGACCCGTGGAAATATTTAAGTTATTTGGGAAAATAGGTGTCAAGACAGATGAAGCCGAAAAGGGCATGGAAGGTTTAGACAAAAAAGGGAAAGATAGCGCGAAGGGCTTAGGTGGTGCATTCGGGAAGCTTGGTGGTGTCTTGGCTGGTGCCTTTGCAGTTGACAAGATTATCGACTTTGGACGTGGTGCAATAGAAGCCGCGGCGGATGCGGATGCGATGAGTTCCCAGTTCAAACAAGTGTTCGGTGACATGACAGGTCAAGCTAAAGACATGTCAAAAGACCTATCTCAACAATTCGGAATGATACCTGAACAATTACAACCAGGGATGGTAAAATTCCAAGGTATGTTTAAAGGTGTTGGGATGAGCGCTAAAGATGCGATGGATAGCACCGAAAAAGCAACAACCAGCGCAGCGGACGCAGCGGCGTTTGCTAACGTGAGTTATGAAGATGCCCAAGGTTCACTACAATCATTTATCATGGGGAACTATGAGGCTGGGGATGCTATTGGTATTCAGGCTAATGATAACGCTATTGCTCAATACGCTATCCAACAAGGTGCCGTTAAGTCGACCGCAGAATGGCAAAAAATGGGAGATGCCCAGAAAATGCAAATGCGTCTGGGATTTGTCGAACATACACAAGAATTATCTGGGGTAACAGGTCAAGCACAGCGTGAAAGTAAATCGTGGGCGGTGCAGGTAGATAAGCTAAAAGCTTCATGGAAGAAATTCATGGCGATAATCGGCACACCTATATTGAAAGCCGTATTGCCGATTGTCGAAAAGTTAGCTGACTGGATGGGTAAACTTGGTAAAACGATGACATCAGGGTCGAAAGAGAATAAGAAATTCATGGATTCTTTAAAACCATTTGTGAAGTGGTTTAAAACGGACATTTTGCCGACAATTATGTTTTTTGTCAATCAATTCAAGAAATTGTGGGGTCAGTTAGCCCCATACGTTAAAAAAGCAGTGAATAAGATTAAAACCGATTTCATGGCAGTTTGGAACGCAATCAAAGCGTGGTGGGACGCTCACGGTCGGGACTTGATGAAGTCTATTCAGATAGTATTTAGTCGGATTGTCAAAATCATTTCTGGTGCTATGAAAGGTGCCATGCAGGTCATAAAAGGCATCTGGCAGGTCATTTCTGGCGTATTTAGCGGAGCTTTACAGGCAATCGGCGGTGTAATCGAATTTTGGAGCGCCCTCTTCCGGGGGGATTGGAAAGGGATGGGCGATGCCCTCGTCAATATTGGTAAGGGACTTTGGAAGATGTTGAGTTCGGTCTTTAAAGGTGGTCTGACTATTATCGGCGGTATATTCAAAACGATTGGTGGAGCTATTGCGGGAGCGTTTGGAGACCTGTGGGCGAAGGTCGTTAATAGTGCTAAAAATCATATGGCGAAAATCAAAGATGCGGTTATGCACCCCCTTGACACGGTTATGGGTCTTGCTAAGGGATTCATTGACAAATTCCTTGGACTATTTGGGGTTAAAATCAAATGGCCTCACATCCCAATGCCGACATTTAGCATCAGTCCAGCTGGTTGGAAAGTCAAGGACTTACTTAAAGGTAAAATACCACGATTGGGAGTATCGTTCAATGCCGAAGGTGGTATTATGGACGGAATGACTGCCATGGGCATGTACGGCGGAAACATGCAGGTTGGCGGAGAGGCTGGGCGTGAAGCGATTATCCCACTGAAACCTAAAGTTCTGGCAGGGATTGGTAAAGGTATTGCTGACGAAATGGATGTCGGTGGTATTGTTCACATGCTGAAATGTGTCGAAAAAGCCATTAGAGAAACCGGGAATACGTATCTTGATGGACAAAAGGTTAGTAATATAGTAGAAAATCGGATTATGAAAGGAGTGACTAGCTAATGATACCTAAAAAGCTGACACTCATTAATGGTCGAGGGGATATACTTCCCCTCAATGACAACGGTAGCACTGGACTATTTGTTTTAGAATGGTCTGGATTAGGGGTCAATATTAATTTTGACCTCGACAAATACCAAGCTAGTCAGATAGTTAAGAATAGAACGCTTGACATGCAAAACTTTGTGGTGAATATAAAAATCGGACTAAACTACTCTGCAACGACTCCTAGACAGATTTATGCGGGATTAATTCAATTTTTGAATCACACCCCTTATACCCTGCAAAGTGAAGATGATGCTGGGACATATTTGCGCGATGTGCAACTGCAAACAATGACCTTGACCGACCTCAAAGAAGGTCAGATTTTCGAGGAAACGTTAGAATTTATTTGCACGTCACTATGGTATTCAGAAGATATTTACGAGTATACTCCTCAGGATTTAAGTATTCCGGCTGATACTGGGAAAGTGTTTGATAAAAACGAGTCGACAACAGTTAAAAACCAAGGTGGTTACGGATATCTGTTACCCACTGATGTTAATATCGCACCCTACGAACCTGTTGGTAACGGAGCAATAACACCAGATATGTATGAACTTGGGTCACCGACCATCACAGGCGCATTTTTGGACATCGACGAGTTAAATGTTACATTTCAAGCAAAAGTATATTTAAACGGAACACTCTTGTTCACAGGTGGAACATTCGACAATGATAGTGGACTATTCACTATCAACGTACCAGTAACCCCGGTAATCGGATTTAATGACATCGTGAGATTGGATTTGGTGACTCAAATATCACCAGATACTGTTTTGGACACTAACAATGTTCCTTTAGCACAATATCGCTATGGCTACATTTACGGCATCACTCCCAACGATGTGAAAGGGATTTTTAACGTAAATAACGATTCGGTATATATGGGCTTAACCGATGGTTCACCTTGTATCATAACCGCCTATGACCCTGTCAGTGGTATTACTAACCCGGCAGTGAGTGTTACAGTCGATGGCAATATAACGCAGTCAGACCGATATGTAATAAGCATACCAAACGATTATGCTTGGGAAGTTTCGAGTATCGACGGTACAGCTTACTGTGTGCGATATAATCGAACAACAGGAGTATTTGAAAACATATATCAATATCAAGACCAAACCAAAACGAACTTTATCAAAATTCCGGTCGGAGATAGTCAAGTGCGTTTCGGAGGCATTAACTTTGATAATCCCGGGTCGTATGCGAAAATTATTGTTCGGAGGGAGCGATTAAGTATTGGCTAAAATGGGAACGATTCAAAATAAGAAAAACAGACCTGTCCACGTGACAATCATATCTCGTGACCCAGCCATCCCGAAAACGTGGTTTGAAACGAATGATTATGAAGTTGCGTTTGATGTTATCACTATGCCGACCTCTAAATTTATGACCTACACAGACCTTTCGAAGTGGAATTTTGGGGATTTGGTAGTCGTTAAATTTGTCGGAGAATCGTCCCCATTCTATTGGGGGATGGTTGACTCCGTTACTCTTCCCGATTTAATAGACGAACAAAAAGAGTTGGTGACACTTCCGTTTGAAGCAATTTGCAAAAATGAGATTCCGGCTACCGCGATGATGGGAACAAGTTTCGAATTACATTATTTGCAACTAATGAATAAATACGTTAAAAATAGTAGTTCCAAGCAGTTCAATCAACTTTTAGTCTATCGTAGCACAAATACGCCTCATCGCTATAGACCGTCGGAAAAAGTCACTAGTGTAAATATGCTCGATTATTTCATCAACGGTTTCAAGAAGTATCGAGTAGTAATGAATAAAGATGAATATAATGCAGATACTCGAATGTTCAAAGTGACGCTAAACGTCCCGTCTGGAAATATCAAAATCAAAGATAACGTTCGAGACTTTAGTAATTGGGCATTCACAAGCACGGTAGGGACTGTACAGGCTAACATGGCATATATTTATAATGCAAATTTGAACAATCAAAATACCGAAACAGCAGTCCAAGCAAATTATTTTTACATGCAGACAGATGGGCAAATAGTACTAGGTGCTGGTGCGGATTTAACCAAAGTGGATTTACCAACGCAATCAGTATCATTATTTAGGGCAGAACCCCCCACCCCAGCATTGACCCCCGCACAACAGGCGCAGGAAGATTTGGAGTTGGCTAGTGGTGCATTGAGTGCGTCTATGTACTCCCATGAGTTTCAGGTGGATTTGGACATGAATAGTCATATCTTGAGATTTGAAGATATAAAGGTCGGTCAGACGGCAACTATTACGTTCCAAGGCAAAGTTTACAATTCGGTATATACGGGGTATAATATTCAGAGTAATAGCTCAGTCTACAGGCTTACTTTCGGACATAATCGGAATAAGTTGACTACTAGACTACGAGAGAAATTAGAATGAGGAGAGTGTTATAAAATGGCAGTTAAAGGTTATAATTTTGACAGACAAATCATATCACCAAAAATGGACGCTATTGTCAACGGTCACAGCGCCGCGAAAGCCCAAGGAATGATTGCACCCGCAACATTATCTATCAGCGGATTAACTGTAACGCTAAATCAGTCCACCAATAGACCTATTATTGGACATTTGCAAGGTTATTATTTTGAGATTGAGAATGGTACTACGTTGACAATCGCACCCAATACCACGGGGTATATTGTAGTTCGGGCTGATTTAACACAAGTAAATACTTTTTCGGGTGTGGTGACGGATGGTAGCTATACAGTGGACACCAAACAGATTCAGTTACAGGTTGTAACCAAGGCTAATATCAGAAAGGAAAATTTGATTTGGGGCGGTAATGTTCGTGATTTAGTACTATATTCATTCACATCGAGTGCTACGACAGTTACGGTTACCCCCTTTAACGTTAACTGGGTTTATCCCGGAGGAGTATTTAATCCCGTAAAAACATGGGGTGCTAACTTTTCATCTGACCCATCAAACGCATTCCGCGCGCAGGTAGTAGGTGGAATGTTGCAATTTTCTGGTGTAATTCGGAATACGAAACATGTGGCAAACGGGTCTACGATTTGCCAATTGAACCCGGAACAGTCACCTGATACAAGCTGGGCAAAGGGCTATGTTGTAGCTATGCAATCCAGTTCTTTGAAAGGTTGTCAGGTGTATGTGGCTAAAGATGGTAGAATGAGTATTCAAAATCAAGCTTCCAGTACCGTAGTAGCACCGCTCATTATGGATGGTATCGCATATCCTTGCCTAAACAACGATAATTATTTTTTCCCAGCATGATGACATAACCCTCACTATTGTGGGGGTTTTTGTTTGAGGTGTATGTGAGACCTCCGGAGCGATTGTTTTTCGAATGTTTTATCTAATGTAGACTTATTACTCATCTTGTGATAAAATAGTCCTATGAAAGCTAATACAAGGGGAGAAATGAGGTTTCAAAATTGGGGGAATTAAATTTGTTATTGTTGGATAGTTCTAACGCTTTGCTTCACAATATATATTTTTTCACTTTGGTGGGATTAATAGCATTTGATTATCTCACGGGCGTTCTAAAAGCATCTATTTGGAAAGTCGCAGACAGTTCAGCAGGATTCAAAGGTTTAGTAAAACACTCATTGGTAATTTTAGGTTTCGCAGGTGCGTATATGGTCGCTGACGCTTACAACTTTGCGAATGTAATTACTATACTTGCTGGACTATACTCTATGAACTACCTGTTGTCGATTCTAGAGAATTTCGCAGTGATGGGTATATTTGTACCAAAGTTCTTGTTAACACGTGTTAAGGCGGAAATCAAGCGCTTTGAGGGACAACTAGAAGAACAAGACATTATTCCAAAAACACACAAGTACTCTAGCAAAAATACTAGTACCATTGACCTAGACACTAAAGGGTGATATAATGACTATGGGATTCGTCCCACACCTCCTATTATCATTTTTTTGCTGTACCTCTTGGCACCCTGTAATTCTTAACGGGGTGTCATTTTTTTATGGTCAAAATGGTGTTACCTTTATTCTGAAAAAAGTTACAAAAGTAACAAAAAGGTAACGGTGAAACCCATTGGTACAGAAGGAGTTTAAGAGATTATTACCTTATTACCTAAAATATTATATATTTAGTATATAAAAAAGAGTTCTTAGTGTAACTTTATATCCAGACTTAACCTAAAAAATAGTGGTAACAGGTAACGCCTTTGGAACCCCTTGCTATCACTCACTTTTGTGTTAACCTTTTTTACAGTCTAACTTAGAAAGCGGTGAATGAAAACATGGATTTCAAGTTTAAAATAGAGATAAAATTTGAAAAAGACCAAGAAGAAACAAATATACCAAAGGAGCTTTCGAAGGTTCGAAAGGAGAACTCGGATAAGTCCTTGTTGATGAAAATACTGATTCCGGTGATAATTAGTGTAGTTTCCTTCATTATAGCGATGATTTTTGTGTTAATATGGTATAGCACTGTACCAGTTAGTAATGATGACTCTGACCCTAAGACGCCAGATATTGACCCTCCCACCTTTCAGCAAAATTTTAATTTCAAATAAGGAATGGCTTAACGATGCGGTTGAGTGATTCCTTTGAAATTATTTTAAATAAAAGTGTTGACGCATTTTTGAAAGCATGCTATATTTAATTCACGGCAAACGAGCCGATAAAATTTTAACACAGTTATTACTTTAAGGAATAATTATTCAGACGGAGCAAGACAATAATATATAATAGGAGGAAAAAATGAGAAACAAATACTGGATTAGATTCACCGAACAGCGCTTTTTAGACCCAACGGTAGTAATGCACATTTTCATTTATGCGGAAACGAAAGAGGAAGCCATCAAAATCTTTGAAGAAAAAAACAAAAACTCCAAATTGGTACGACACATGATAGACATTGAAAATATTGATAATAAGAATGGAGAGAAGTAAAATGGAAAATAAAATTAAAAAAGCAATTAAAAAGGTAAACGCACCACTTTTTAAAGGTCTAGACATTGAAGAACAAGAGTTAATTGTAAATCAAGTGAAAATCAAGACGAAAGGAAAGGCTCTAATAATGTTTTTACTCTTAGGTATCGGTCTAGAGCTGTATCTTAAAGGTTTCGGGGCATTCTTCAAAGCCTTTTTGATTAGTTGCGCTACATTAAGTATATACGCTTGGATTTATACTATTAAAAATCTATTTGTGGGTCGTAAGTATGTAGATAAAGTAAACTCGGAGTTATTAGAAGCAAAGGCATCTGAGTATCTTCTTATGAAGAAGGCGGTCAAATAATGATTAATTTCATCATGAGTAATATTCCTGTTATGGCAAATCCGATTAGCGACAAAGAAGACGTGGAGACTATCGTTTTAGGTTTCACCGTAATAATCATTGGGATGTTTCTATTATCGTTGAAGCGCGACAGGAAGTAATTACAACCTTGAAACCCCTACTGCCACAACGGTTACAGGGAACAGTAATGCGATTGAAGAGATTCCTAAAGACTTCATAAGAATCCGTTACGATAAAGTAGACTCAAAGATTCCTAAAGACTTCATAAGAATCCGTTACGATAAAGTAGACTCAAAGATTCCTAAAGACTTCATAAGAATCCGTTACGATAAAGTAGACTCAAAGATTCCTATGAAGCCCCACCAAAAGCGGAGGTAATTGCAACCTTTGTGAATTCGTGGTACTATTGTACTACGGGAATAAGCCAACAAAGTGAGGTGTTATAGATGGTAGTCATATTAACTTTTTTTATAGTTGGAATGTGTGTGGGAATGTTTAACGTATATCACTACGTTGCCAAACCTGCCCTACAGGAACTACGATTACTAAAAGGCGAGCCGTTGCCTAAACGGGCTAAGTTTTCCATTAAAATAACACGATAGGGGAATAATGATGGTAGGAGCGTTTGTATTTGCAACTTTGGTTAGTATATTTGTGACCCGAAAAGGGAAGGTAAATGTTTGGTCGTTCGGGTTTTATGTATTCGCTTATTTTGCAATCAAATATGTAATAGAATTTTTATTTGGAGGGATTAATGTATGGTATTAGTTTTAGACATTTCAAAATGGCAACCGACAGTGAATTATTCAGGACTAAAAGAAGATGTAGGATTCGTTGTCATTCGTTCTAGCAACGGAACACAGAAGTATGATGAGAGATTAGAGCAACACGCAAAAGGCTTAGATAAAGTGGGAATGCCTTTCGGACTGTACCACTACGCTTTATTTGAAGGTGGACAAGATACTATCAATGAAGCGAATATGTTAGTTAGCGCATATAAGAAATGTCGTCAATTAGGCGCAGAACCAACATTCTTGTTCTTAGATTATGAAGAAGTCAAGTTAAAATCTGGTAATGTGGTAAACGAATGTCAGAGATTTATAGACCATGTGAAAGGTCAAACTGGGGTCAAAGTAGGACTTTATGCTGGGGATAGTTTTTGGAAGACGCACGATTTAGATAAAGTCAAGCACGATTTAAGATGGGTAGCTAGATATGGGGTAGATAACGGTAAACCGTCTACAAAACCATCTATACCTTATGATTTGTGGCAGTATACTTCCAAGGGGCGAATTAAAGCCATTGCTTCACCTGTAGATATGAATACATGTTCTAGCGACATATTGAACAAATTAAAAGGTTCAAAAGCACCTGTTAAACCAGCACCAAAACCGACACCTAGTAAGCCAGCACCAGCGAAACCAGCACCAAAAACGACTACTAAATATGTCAATACGGCACATTTAAATATTCGTGAAAAGGCAAGTGCTGACTCGAAAGTATTGGGAGTTCTTGACCTCAACGATTCCGTACAGGTCATTTCTGAATCAGGTGGATGGTCTAAGTTGAAATCTGGGAACAAGCAAGTATATGTTTCTAGCAAGTATCTTAGTAAGTCAAAAACGACACCGAAGGCGAAACCAAGCTCGAAACAGTATTATACTATTAAAAGCGGTGATAATTTAAGTTACATTGCTAAGAAGTATAAAACTACAGTAAAACAGATTCAAAACTGGAACGGTATCAAGGATGCTAACAAAATTTACGCAGGTCAAAAAATTAGAGTTAAATAATTCTTGACATCACGATATCGCAGTGATATAGTATAAACATAGTCGAAGGCATACTTTTCCCTACGTGGTAGGCGCCCATTGGTTTGGAGCGGTGATTAGGTGCCTTTGACATTGGAGTCAAGTATTACTTTGAGGAATGAGGAGGTTGTAAAAAATGTCAACTCGGGTACACAGTAATTTACGATTTACAGTAAGTCATTACAATAATATTGTTGTGAAAAAGGAACGATGGAGTAAAGAATTGAAGGCAGAGATTGAGCTTAATGCAACTATATTGAAAAAGTATAGTGTGGAAATCCGCGAAATATCACAGATGGGCTTTATTGGTAGATTTAAAAACCGAAAAAGAAATAGCCATTTGATGTATCAAATCGACGGACTAAAGTTAGTGCGAGACAATAAGTTAGGACTACTACGTGAAAATGAAGAACGTCTGATGGTAGCGAATAATAATTTAACGGAAGCCATCGCTGAATTGGAAGCCTATGAGGACACTCATTTTTGCGGAAAGGATTGAGGTAGTTGGAGTCTTTAGATTATAAGATTGTCGCGTCGGGTAGCTCTGGCAATGCTGTGAGGATTAAAAACATCATGATTGACGCAGGTGTTCCTTTTATTAAAATGAAAGAAGAGTTGTACGAATGTGATTATTTATTTATCACCCATCATCATTCCGACCACATTAGACCTTCTACTCTGAAAAATATCAAGAAGTACTTTCCCAACATCGAGATTTGTAGTAATCCTGTTACCGCATATTTACATGATATCGAAAATACAGTCTACAACAACCAAGAGCAAGAACTAAAACATTCTATCGTAACTCCGTTTCAATGTCACCACGACGTTGAATGTCAAGGCTTTGTGTTCGAATTCGATACGGGTGAGAGGGTCATTTATGCCACAGATACCAATTCGATGGAAGACGCACCAGATGGAAAATTCACACACTTTTTTTTAGAAGCCAACTACGACGAAAAGAAAGTACGTGCAATCGGCGATAGTCGCAAAAAATACGGATATGACGTCACAGCAGGAGCCTACAGGCATTTGAGCAAGAAAGCAAGTAAGACGTTCTACTATTTGAGAAGAGCGGATAAAAACGCACTATACGAGGAATTGCACAAAAGTAAAAGATTTTACTAGGAGGTCATAAAATGAAATACGAGGTGTCAAGTCAAGTCAAAGTGACCCCTCCCACTATTGTTTGGGGTGGATATGTTGCTTTGAAGAATGAGGCAAAAGAACTACTCGAAGCGATGCAATCAGTTGAAGTCACGGAGGACAGTATTGCCAGTAACAAGAAGTTAGTTGCAGAGGTTCGTAAGAAGGCGGAACTGATTGATTCTGAGCGCAAAGGGGTCAAAAATGAGGTCAATAATCCCCTAAAGGAGTACGAGAATCAAGTCAAAGAAGTACTGGCTATCATCAAAGAAGCAGAGAATCAAGTAAGGGCGCAATTGAGTACTTATGAACAATCCCGCCAAGACAGTAAGCGAGAAGCACTACATCTCTTGTGGAGTCGGCGAGTTGGTAAATTCGGTGATGTAGATAGTTTTGTCAGTTTTGAGGACTGGTTAGACAATAAGCACTTAACTAAGACATTATCTATATCTAGATGTGAAGAGGACATGGTTAACTTCTTACAATCCTCTAAAGAGGATATTGCCACTATCAACGCCTTGCCCAATACCGAAGATGTCTTGATGTATTATTCTGATGGTAAAACCTTGCAAGAGTCCATCCAACTTGCCAAAAAAAGAGAAGAACAACAAGAGAAAATTAGGGACATTAGACCTATTAGTAAACAGTTGACTTCTTTCGAAGCGAATGTTAAGCTATATAAACAGACAGATTACAACTTAGTAATTGCGTTCTGTGAACAAAATAATATCAAATATAATTAATTAAAGGAGCTGGAAGAATTATGTCAATTTTAAAAAAGGAAGATTTGGAACTATTAGCGGTGGAAGAGGTTGACCGCGGTATCGCGTTAACTTTCTTAGATGAAGAACAGAGTGAAATTTTGACTGTCAACTTAACACTTTGCGTTTTCGATGAAGAAAAGAAACAAAAACCGTGGGTTGCAGATGCGAAGAAAAAAGAAGATACAGAGAAGTTTGTTCTTGAATACTTCGGGGTTCCAATCAACGAATTAGAGACCAAAATTGGTGAAAAATATACGGTTTATTCATACGTAACAAAAGGATTCAACGACCTACGTTACTTTGACCTACCAGAAAAATTCACATTAGAAGAAGAAGGTTTGGAAATTTACACTACTATCTCTAAAGTAATTGACGATGGGAAATTTGTTCACATTGAATACATGCAGGAAGTGGAAGGCGCAGAACCAATTAAACGTGACTCTAAGATTTCATATTCTAACTACGTTGAAAAACTGAAACAATATTTAGTTGACCCAATGGTCAAAGCTAAAAAGTTTGCTAAGTTTGAAAAAGATTATGGTGTGACGGTTCAAGAGGCAAACGACACAGACATCTTAGTTGGACTACCAATCAAGGTAGAGGTACAAGTCGCATTCGGTAAGTTCGCATTTGGTGGAATTAAAAAGGTTCTTCCCGCAGTACTCGAAAAACATTTCACTGAGAAGAAAAAAGAGAAAAAATAATACAAGCAATACATCGCTTTCGATAAACTCGATGTAAAAATAACTGAAATCAAATTCTTTCACAATAGTTAGCCCCTAATGTGAATGTGTCCAAAACGAGAGGTCATTTCTGACCTCTCTTATATGAAGGGAGATATTACTTTGAAGAATATCTTACGAGCTAGACCGCTGGCGTTCTATGATATTGAAGTATTTCACAAGTACAATTTAATCGTTGTTAAAGATATTAATAAAAACATCATCGTAGAAATGGAAGATGACTTTAGTCCCATGGTGGATATCGTCAAGAACTATACTCTAATCGGAGTCAACAATCACTATTACGATGATTTGGTCATTACAACAGGTATCACTAGCTTAGATAATCCCGACTTTAATACATTAATCAAGAACGCAAATGACCGCATCATCGTTGATAGAGACAAATGGAAGACTCTTGATATCATTGATAGTCTAGATGCTTTACAACAGCTCGATATGGGTTTTGGTTTAAAAATGTTTGAGGCAAATCGAGGGGTTAGTATTGAAGAAACGCAGGTCGATTTCAATATCACAAGGGAGTTAACCGAAAAAGAGAAAGAGGCAACTCGATTCTATTGTCGTCATGATGTTGACAATACTATCGACATGTTCCGTTGTCGAGAAGGGGACTACTTTACATCTAAAAATATCCTTTTGAATCTGCTGGATAAGGAAGGTAAATTACCGCAATACGGCGATACGGTATCACTTTACAGCACTAAACAATGGAAGACAAAAAACAACAACACAACATCATTGAGTGCCAAGCTCATCATGGGTCGAGATAGAAACAATCAGTGGTCAAGGATAAGATTAAATGGGGAAAATGATAAAGATAGAACTTTAGAACTACTAAATACTATCCCGGATAAGGCGCGCCAACACTTGACACGCAATGACAATTTACCTAGAGACGCCAAGGGGAAGACTAAATTAGACCTCCAACGCGGTGGTAGCACTTGCACAATTTACAAATTTGGGTGTAAAATAGAGTTCTCCGATGGGGGTTTACACGGGGTACCTTGGCAATATACAGAAGAGGAAATAGTCGAAAAAGAGGGACTTAAAGGTAAAAAAGGAGTAGTGGGGAGAAAGTCAAATGGTCGATTTGAGAATGTCATACTTCTTGATGTGGCATCTATGTACCCGCGCAGTATTCAGATATTACAAGCGCTAGGTGACAAGACATCTAAATTGGATGAGTTAATCGAAATGCGACTTGAAGCAAAGCACAACGGAGATAAGACTTTGGCTAATGCGTTGAAGCTGGTTATTAACTCCGTTTACGGTCTACTGAAAGCACCTACTAGTTTGTTCTACAATCCGAATGCCTCCATGTCAGTCTGTGCCCTAGGTCAAATCCAACTCTATCGGCTTTGTGAAATGTTGTATAATGGTGGCTATACTCTTGTCAACATCAATACGGATGGTGTAGGTTTTGTCAGTGATACTGGGGATTACGAGACTTACAAGAAAATATGGCATGAATGGGAAGAAATGACGGGCTACACTCTTGAAGAGGATAGTTTTGACGATTTTATTCAGAAAGACGTAAATAATTACATTGCCATAAAGGATGGGAAAATCAAGGTTAAGGGCAAAGATGTGAATAAATATAAATCGAATGACAGAATATTTGACCCTGATTTTTATAAGAATCCCACCCCCGTAATTTTTAAGAACAATACTATGAGTATTGTAGATGAAATGATAGTGGAACAGTTGATTAACGGAACGCCTTTTCTAGATACAATGTTAGCTAATTTGAAACATCCTACTAAGTTCCAAATCATCCTAAAAGCAGGCTCTACTTACGAGGGAACATTTGACGAGGATGGTAATAAATACAATAAGATTAATCGGGTATTTGCCACTCACGAAAACCATCCCAATGCCGTGACTTTATACAAGCGAAAGGAGGGGCAACCTAACAATCGTTTTCCCGATTCGCCACAACATATGCTTATACTTAATCAGGATTTAAGAGATGTAAAATTGACACCAGCAATGATAAATTTAAAATTCTATGCCGAAATCGCGGAAAAACGACTAAAGGCGTGGGTGAAATAGGAGGATATATAGATGTTTAGAGAATATGCAGAAGGACAAAAATTCCCAAAACCGGGGGATAAGAATGAATATATGAGTTGTGAGACTTTGAGTGATGCGGGGTATTTACTCGAAAGTTCGGATATTGTTGTTGATATTGATTTTAGCGATTGTGACCAGAAAACGGCATATGCTAGAATTGATGCTATTATTCGGACGTTCGACATCAAAACACAAGTCGTCTATTCAAATCGGGGAGCGCACTTTTATTTTGAAAAGCCGAATAAAGCTAAGATAAAAAATGGGATTATCCCGATTGGGTTAGATGTCGAATTTAAGACTAAATCCAACTCACCGAACGGAATCACCATCAAACAAAATGGAAAAATCCGAACAATCAAGAACGAGGGGAAAAGGGATGTCCTTCCTGTGCTATTCCAACCAGCTAAATATTCCCCTGCTACCGGACGTAGTGAGGGAGATGGTCGTAATAACTACTTATTTAAACATCTTGCTCAAATCAAAGCGAAAGTTAAGGTTGATGATATCCCTAAAGTAGCGACTTTCATTAACGAATTTTTATTCGATGAAGCGCTGGGAGACAAGGAACTGAATAAAATCATAGACCAAGCTCTTGACTCTGAAACGTTAGGGTCGGGTAATTTACAGAAAAATATGGCGCAACAAATTGTTAGCGATTATCGTATTGTTCGTTTTCGGGGGTCACTATGGTATTATGAAGATAACCGATTCAAAATGGACGATTCACTAAAAAAAGAGTCATCGCAAATACTCCGATTCTGTTATATCCTTGCTGGTGATGCTCCTACCCATGAATCCGATGAGATATTCCGTCATGTTGAACGGTTAGTGGAAGTAATTCCTACTGAAAAAGTATTCCATATCCGATTCAAAAATGGAATCCTTGACCCCGCGCGAGGTGAGGCTTCTGGAATCGGCTCGTTTATCGAGGGTGGCGATTTATTAGAATTCACACCTTATTATATTGACGTTAATTATTACCCCGATGCGGAGCCTGTGGCGATGGTAGACGACTACATTACTAATCTTACGGAAGGTGATGAGGATTATCGGAAATTATTACTCGAATGTTTAGGTTCGACATTAATCACCAATCCTGAAACCAAGCGCGCACTTGCAAAACTGTTTATTTTCATCGGGAAGGGCGGAGAAGGTAAAGGTACCATGTTGACTATTTTGCGACGTATCTTAGGTGATGAATCTGTTTCCGCATCGAGTATAGAGGACTTGACGAGAGAGCAATATTTATACTCGTTAACTGGTAAATTAGCTAACCTTTGCGATGACGTTGAGAATAAACCCATCAATGACAAAAAAATGAAGATATTGAAAAACATTAGCACCTGTGATAGAATCGAGTTACGTAAGATGCGAGAACAATCGTTTCCCGCAACACTCACATGTTCACTTATATTGACGTCTAACCATCTATTGAAGTCGTTTGAAAAAGGGGAGAGTTGGAAACGGAGAGTTGTATGGTTGCCGATGTTCAATAGGGGATTCAAAAAAGACCCTCGGTTTATCACCAAAGTAACCACACCCAAGGCTCTTGAGTATTGGGTTAGATTGATGATGGAAGGGTATAATAGAATCATCGAAAACGGTCAATTGACTTCATCAGAGAAGATAAATAAATACAACGAAGAATATGAACGTGAGAATAATAATGTAATTGAGTATTGCGATAGTATCACAATTGACGACATCGTCGGACTGAAACCCAAAGCTGTATATGACAAATATACGACATGGTATGAGCAAGAAATAGGGGAAAAGGACAAGGCGTTAAGTGCTAAAATAGTCAAGGAAACAGTTAGTTCAGTTTTTGACGTGGAAGTTAAACCGCAACGTATTCATGGTACTACGGTAAAGGCGTATTCGATAAGGGAGGATAAATAAATGGAATATATCAGTTATACTAAATTAAGATATGAATTATTACATGTTCGAAAATTGACACAAGGCGATATTGCTAAAAATATGAACGTGACGCAGAGTAGAGTTAGTAAAATTCTTTCTGGAAATCAAGGAATTACCTTAGAAAACGTCACATGTTTCATTGATTTGGGATATTTCACAATGAAAGATGTCACTAGTGATTATTATATCGAGAGGGAGGAACAAATAAATGTCAATCGAGGATAACGGAATTAGCGAGGAATATTTGAATGTCATTCGAAAACAAATAGAAGAAGCCATTTCGGATAGAAAAATAATCTCCCAAGAGGTCAAAATAGCAAGTGATATGGTCACGAATCTAACTTCCGAATTAGCTGAAATACGTAACAAACATGGTATTGTCACCAATGGTGTTAATTTATCATTCACTGGAATTTACAATACTGAAATCGAACCACCCGTATTTTTCGACGATTTAGACCAGCACGTTATATATCTACGCAATGATGCGATGTTATGTCGGGATTTACACCAAGCAGAGAAGTCTAGAGAAGAATTGACCCTTAAATTTAATGAGGTGACCTCTCAAGTTAAGATGCTTGTTGGGGAATATATTCGTGTCAGAATGGCTCTGTGGAACCAATTGCGAGACATTTAAAATTTATTTTGTAAATTCGGCAGGTTTTACTTGACCGGATTTATAAAGCATGTTATTATTACTTTAAGGAATACGAAACACCAACCAAATAAATGACTGTAGGAGGTCAAGAAAATGACAATTTATAAAGCGGACTTGAGACACATCATTTTAAAAAACGAAAACGAAGTATTGGGTAAAAATTTTGAGAAGCGAGATGAAAAAGAATTAAAAGCAATCAACGATTATCTTCACGAAAACAAACTAGAAAGTCAGTTGCTAGTATTCCAAACTAAATTAAACCAACTGAAAAAAGAAGCTAGCAATTTACGTGAGTTCATACCCGGCTACAATGGTATTATTTACCAAGTAGATTGTATCAAATACGTTGAAGAGTATGCGGATTTTATCAACCATTTAGTTAGAGTCGGGTACTGGAAAAACGTAATTCCAAATTTCAATGAGATAGAATATAATTCCGCAAAGGAACGTGGTGAAATTCGGGACGAACATGATAAATTGAGAGCGCAGATTAAAGCAATTAGTGCCAAACAAGGATATGAATTATTAAAAAATCTGGGATTTGATGTTTCCACAATCGACGTTGGAGCAACTAAAAAGAATGCCGTGTTAATTCTTGATATTGACCCTAAAAAATTGGGCGTGTCGAAATGAAACCTCAATTCTTCCATAATCTAACGGTTAAGACTTCGAGTGGCAGAGAGAGATATTATTTTATAGGACGTGAAGGCGTTCAGGAAATAAAATATCTGCCCGAAAACGACCTATTCGAGATACGTACAGGTGTCTCCGTAATATATGTCAAAACGAATATTTGGGAAGGAGAACTCCGATGAATATAATTAGGATTGATTCGCGATTATTGACAATCAGACTTATTGAATTCGCCGAAAACCAACGACGTATAACAAAATTGGCGATGGATGGTAAAAATATCACTCAATCACTACTTAGAGAAGAAAAAGCACTAATCTCATATTTTGAATCGGAATATGATGTAGATGCAAATAAATTACAGGAGGCGTTGAACAAATGAGTAAGTTCAAAAAAGGTGACCATTTGGTTCCAACAGCAATGAGCGGTCTTGATATGGAGGTTATTATTTTTGAGGAAATTAGCAAGAAAGGTATCGAAAGTTTTTTGGACAGTTTAGGAAGGTTCCATCACTCTCCTTCATGGAAAAAATTGGAATTCACAAGAGGTGACCGTTTGATTTTACGGGATGCTGACGATAGTGTTATCGACAATTGTACTTTCTTTTGGACACATGTAGGTAAAGATTACTTCTTGGATAATGATGGTATAAAACATAAGGTGGAAGATTGGTGCCACGACCCAAGTTATAAGATTAACCTTGACCCAAATCATCCTCAATATTCGGATATCCCGACGACTATCAACAAAGATGGCAATATTTTAACAACGAGCAAAGTAAAAACAGAGTTTGATGTACCACCATTAGATTTACCAACATTTAATTTGACTTCCGATGATTTCAAAGTAAACTTAAAAATTGACGGAGTACCTGCACCAGAGTGGAAAATCGCACCACCTAACACATATATTGACGGGAAGCTAGTAACATCGAATAAATCAAAAGCATCCGACACAGTCAATAATCCCGCGCATTACACTCAAGGTAAAATTGAATGTATTGATTACATCTACGACAAAGAACTAAATTTCTCACTAGGTTCAGCTGTCAAATATATCACTCGTGCGGGTCATAAGGAAGGGTCAACGAAAGAAGAAGACCTACGAAAAGCGATTAAGTTCCTTGAATTCGAGCTTAACAAAGGTTGTAATTAGGAGGTTGTCATTTTGAAGGTTAACTCTCAGAGAAGACTTCACTTCACGTTAGAAAACGAAGTGGAGTATAGCACGACTGACAACATCGACCAAACATTAAGTCTTCTCAAAAAAGGGCAAGAGGTAATCCCAATACAGATTAACAATGCGGATTACCTCGGAACTGTCTATATTTATACCGACCGCATCATATCCGTTGCGGATGGATTCAATAAGGGGATTAAAATGGAAAACGATACTTTTGTAGCTCTCGTGACATTTGATGGATTAACAGGGAGAAAGATATATTTACGACACTATGATGAGATGTTTAATGAGGTGTCTTGCACTCCTTATTCCGACTTAGCTATCGTCAATGTGAAATATGAGCAGGTAAATTTAGCCTTGAAACTCAAGAACCTAGGGCATGGTGAATTTTTAACAGAAGAATGGAGGGAAAAAAATGAAAATTAGTCAAGTAACCATTTACATGCCAGATGATAGACGAGTGACCTACCTGTTGGGTCGGGAGGATTCGAGAGGTTTAGTTGTTACTGACATCCAAGAAGGAGAAGACGGGAGTATGGCTATTGCATTCAACGATAATACTGTCCTCGGGTATAAAGATATGCCTGTGAAAATGGTGATACAATTATGATAAATGTACATCATATAGAAACCCAATCTGGTATTTATGTCGAAACGGTCAAGGAGGCAAGCGAATTTAGTGGTGTGGATGCCTCGAATATCCGCAAAATCTTGAAGGGCAAAAGGAAACAATCAAAAGGGTATACCTTTGAATATGAAGAGATGCACAGAAACGTTTTAAGTGAACCAACACCCGACTTAGAGGAGTTAGGAGCCGTAGAATCGTCACTGGGAACACGAGAAACACCTACTCCTGCAATGGATTTGGAGAAATTAACGAGATTGGAACTAATTCAATTAGAGAACCGTAATCGAATGAAAGACATGTCCACCCACGAACAAGTGAGCCAATTTCTCGATTATCTGGTTGGGGAGGTTCCCCAAGACGTTCACTTCTACATCTTGTTCACTATTTTCATTGGAAAAGCTAACTCAATGACTAAATTCGGGAATATGCCTCAAGATATGCCAATTTTTGAGACAGTTATGCGAACGAAACGACGAATCGAGAAGGGGAGAAAATTAAATGAACTTTAAAGTTGGAGACAAAGTAAAATTTATTCGTAATAGTAAAATCTGGGTAGGAACTGTAATGGAGTTTACTAATCAAGGGGTTCTAGTCGAGTATAATAAGGGTGGTCGCGAGGATTGGAGTTCATGGGTACGACAATCAGAATTGGCATTGGTGAAATTGCCCGTTGTCCCACGATATGTTTCGGAGTGGATTATGCAGGGGAAACTTAACGGTAAAAATCTACTATGGGTTATTGATATGAAAAATCCAGACATGTGGAATTCGGTATTTAGTTGGCTCGAAAATAATACGGAGAATCAACACCTATTTGCTCGTGCGTGGATGGAAGGGCATGAAGTCGAAAAAGAACCTCGTTATTACATCAAACTGGTAGATAGCTGGCACGGATTTATCAATCTCAATCTAACAACAAGAGAATGTAGTACGTCTAATTCCAAGGAATTCGGTGTACTTAAAACTAAATTCACAGAGCAGGAAATCAAAGCAATTGATGAACGATATTGGCAGTTTGCTGTATCAGTAGAGGAAGAGGAGGAAAATTAAATGAACTTTAAAGTTGGAGACAAAGTAAATTTTATTGATAAGGGTAGATTGCACACTGGTATTATATTGGATGTTGATACTAAGGGTCAGACTAATTTTAAAGTCGGGTATGACACTAGCGACCGCGAAAGTCGAAAATCGTGGTTAGGGAAAGTAGAAGTGTGGGTGTCTGAATCCCATCTGGCAGTATCAGAAAAGGAGGAAAATTAAATGACAGAATCATCAAATGGTATATTAAAATTCAGTAGAAAACGGTATTTAGGACTTTGCACAGACGGGAATGTTATTGATTTTGATAACATTTATCAGGACGACGACGCACCTTTTGGGAAATCTTGGCACGCGATTAACTTCACGGAGGATGGAATGGAATACACCGAACTAATCGACTTTAGTCGAAATTTGGAGATTGTGGACGCTAGTAACATGCCAGTTTTTGAGAGAACCCTCATTGTTGCTAAAGTTCGTGGTAAAATGGTAAAGGGATATATTATTCCCATAAATCACCAACATAAGTTATATTATACGGACCATCTTAACGGGTCTAAAATGACTAAAAATTTCAAGGTAGTTCGAGTATTGTCATATCCTTACGACTTCGGGGTGGAGGAATGAGACTAAATAAAGAATACTTCGTTGAAATAGAATATTCAATCTCGGGGAAAACGCTCTGGCAAACAGCATGTTCCTATGATTCTTTTGAAAAAGCAATCGAAGAAATGGAAACTCTAACCGAAGAAGGTTATCGAACCCGCATCGTTGAAGCATTCATACTCTATTAACCGGGACTTTGGAACTATCAAAAAGATGGTTCCATTTCCCTATTGTAAGTTATTCCTTAAAGTAATATACTATATACATAGACAAGGCAATACTTATTCAGACAGTGAAAGACAATACTCAAACGGGGCAAGCTAAATAAAAATAATAGGAGATGTTTTAAATGCCAAATTATTATAAAATTGTAAATGAAAGAATGTACAGCAAAGGTAAAGTTGAAAAATATACGGTTCGAGTTAGAACCTACGACGTGGTAAATAACATCTTTGAATACGACCTACTTACAGACGAAGATTTGGTGGAATTAGAAAATCTAAAAAAAGAAGGACTATACTACAAGACCGAAGAAGGTTTTATTTCAGATACGATGCTAGCCAAGTTAAATCGCGAACAAGGTTACTTGGATAACTACAGTCTTGAATTTTCACACAGTGAGTTTGAATAACTAAATACGGATGGGGTTGTTAAAATGACAAATTATTATAAAATAACATGTGAAAAAGAAAACGGATTTGGTGAAGTAACTATTTCGACAGTGTCTATTAAAAATTTAAATCTAGTACCACCTGCTATATCGTTTGAATTATTATCCAAAGAAGAACTTCAAGAACTTGGGAACAAACCCATCACTGGAATTTATTGGACAAAATCAAGTGCTTTGGACGTAGATTATATCATTAAAAAATTGCACTCCCTACCTTTCAAAGGCGAATATTACTTGGAATACGCCTTTGAAATTTAAATAACCAATAACATGGGACTTTCGAACCATTAAAAAGTTAGTCCCATTTCCCTATTGTAATTTATTCCTTAAAGTAATATACTATGAATATAGACAACAGGGAACGCAACATACTTACTCAAGCGGAGAACGATAAATATAAATGAAATAGGAGATGTTTTAAATGACAAAATATTATAAAATTGTAAATGAAAGAGAAATATCAGACAAATTTATTCCACTTACTGTCCTAGTAAGAAACTATAGCATCGTACCAGAAAATCTACACTACGAAGTCTTGACGTCAGAGCAACTAGATTCCTTGGGAAATGAACCAAGAGAAGGACTATATTACACTCGTGAAGACGTGGCTGTAATGGACGCTATTGTAGATAAGATTCAAAAAGTAGAAGATAATCCAGAAGTATATATTGAATATGCTTTCCAAGATATCGAATAAATATTAATGTGGGACTTTGGGACTATCCGAAAGATAGTTCCTTCCTACCATTGTAATTTATTCCTTAAAGTAATATACTATGAATATAGACAAACGAAATACAAGAAAGCAAAACACCAAAATTTAGGAGGAATTTAAAAATGAACAGATACGAACTAGTAACAGCAATCGGTGATTTAAAAGCAAAGGGACACACTGGTCTTGTAGTAGCGCATCAAACAGGAGGTTATTTTTACAACATCTATCCTTGCAGTTCAGCACTAAAAGATAGCTTGAACGCAATGGAAAAGAACGATAAAGGTACAGACTGGACGTTAGAAATTAAAGGGGGACAATACGAATGACATTATTCCAACTCTTTCTACTAAGTATTATCATTTTAATAACTGTAAAACTACTTTGGAGACCGGTCTTGTACCTCTTAATATTACTAACCACCGCAATATTAGGTCTCTGTATCCACATCGCAGAACGGAAGAGGGATAAATGAAATATCTACTAATCGTCCCTATCGCTATCGCCATTGTTTCCATTTTCGGACTATGTCACGTATATCCAACGGTAATGCTAAATATCGGCTTTCTGGTCATCGTCAGCACAATCATTTACATCTGTATTAGCCATTTGTTCTATTTCAAATATCAAAATAAACAAGCACTAAAACGTTTAAATAAATTAGAGGGGGATAACGATGAAAATTAATTGTGAAGAATTATCACCAGTACAGAGTTACCTTGAATCAGAACTACAACAATATCAAAATGAACAAAAATTAGACCCTATCACTGTAGCTCTTGAAGTCAATGTAATCAATGATACCCGAAACTACACTGGTAAGGTCTTAGTAATGAGCGCGCACGAAATGCTACTCCGAACCACGGATATGGCTGAAATTCATACATTATTGCGGGAAATAATCGGAGGTGATAATATTGATTATTGAGGCTAAAGCTGGTGATTTTGAGAAGTATGTGTTCAATAACATATTGGAACCACTAAAATTGGACGAGGATAGTGTAATTTTAGAAAATATGAGATTTCAAGCATCTTATTCATTATCTAATATCCCGACATTATCTAATCTCCCAACCTTTTCGCTAGTAGACAGGGGTAAAACCGTGATTACCGACAGCAACATCTTTGACTACAATAAATTAGTTCAAGCCTATTTGAAAGGAGCTATGAGAAATGACCACCAAAATGAATGTCTCAAATGAGGAATATCCCGAAGTCAGGAGAATTATCAGACAATTATTAGACAATTGTTTCGCTGAACTTGAGGATGGAAACCAATATCAACTTAAAATTAAAGTTGGTGAAAATAACACCGACATCATCGTTATTTTACGAAATGACCGTATTGGAATCTTCAAAAGCATCCGCGATTTAGATGACTTACGCACATTTTTGAAGGACTATAATCTCAAATTAGCCTATCGTGAATTAGGAGAACGCCTAGCTTTAGGTGGGGGTCACCTTTTATGAATAAACCCATCCACCAAGCCAATCGCGACTCTCAAAAAGAGGTCAAAGGTATCAACATGATGTACGCAAAAGAAACGATAGGTTACAATTTCTTACGACATGATTCTGACAATGTAGCCAACTTTATAACCACATTGCTACATGACGGCACAGAGAGAACAATTGTCCTATTATCAAACAATATTCGAGGTTTATCCATCATCCTAGAGACAGATAACACCCTAATCGCCTTTCTGAGCGATTATAGAAATGAGCTAAACAAATACCCTAATGTCAAATAAAAACGTCCCTAGCGTCCTCTTGGTCGCTCTGAGGCATATTACAGAACTACAGGGAGGGGAACCTCCCACCGAACCACTTATTCAATGAAAAATATTCCCAAAAAAAGGAGCAAAATCATGCCACGAAAACATTTATTAGGTAATATCATGCACACCACCGACACCATAAGCCCTTCCAAATTCGGAGTACGTAAAGGCGCCCGCACATTGAACGTTTATATGGAATCTCGTCACATTAATCCTAGAGATTACTGGATTGTTGCGGGATTAAGTGGTAAAATCGAGAGTCTCAAAAATCGCACTCATACTCAAGGGCTATATGTCTCCAAAGTCAGAGAATACCCCACAATGGAGATATTAGACGACCTTTTACCCCATTTCAAAGAGGGCTTGACTGTCAACCTCATCAATCCCATAAGAGGTTTCGTGAAAGGTAATCTCGAAATATCCGAACCTGTTTACATCCACCACGGAATATGGAATCCTGAGACCTTAGAAGAGGGCTACGAACAGAAGAAACATGATTCCATCACCAAGTACCTCCAAGCGCTCAAAGACCATCGAGATGGTAAAGTTCCCGAACCACCGAAGCATCTCACTGTTATCGAAAAAGAAGCCATTAAGTCCCTCGTACGTCGTAACAGAGCCTCTGAATTCCACGGTCTACCTCAACCTGATTTCCCAGTAAGGGAACTCATGACTATTCGAGTCCTAGACGGGAAAACAAAACGCTACAAGAGTCAAAAGGCACTCGCGGAAGAGTGGAATGTTAGCATCAGAGAAATCGAGCTGGTTGTTCAAGAAATAAACGAGAGTCTGAATGGATATTACATCCTTGACGACAGTAAATAAGGAGGGATAACAGTAATGTGCGATTTTTGCAACGGCAAACATTACCTAGATGCTATGTTCCATGGGGACTCGACAATGCGGATAGATTCTGACCTAGATTTAAAAATAACCTACGAGAGTGGGGAGGATGTGGATGTTTATTATACGATACATTATTGTCCCATGTGTGGGAGAAAACTAAACAAGGAGGAACAACAATGATAGCATCAAAAGAAGTATCTGTTTACAAAGTGATTACTATGCGCTGGAATCTCGAACTTGGATATGAATTATTTGAGACTCTAGAATTAGCCAAACAGGAAATGAGGAAAAAGGAAGAAGAATCCGACGAATATACCAGCTTTAAAATTAAGGGCATTGTGATGAGAAAGGAGGTCAAGGATAATGTGTGATTTTTGCGAAGTGAAAATGGACATCCCCGAAAGATTTAATCCTGCTATTGAAATCTCACTAGATACAGAAAATGATATATGTGTACATCTAACCACAACGGACGAGGTGTTTTTCTTCAAGATTAACAATTGCCCAATGTGCGGGGAAAGATTAAATCATAAATAACCACCAGAGGGACAAAATAGTCCCTCTTTTTATAGCGTTACCTTTTTTTAAACGCCTCTAACCCTACAGTCCCAACGAGTTTCAGAGTTTCTCCAAAAGTAGCGTTACCTTTTTAAAACGGCAAACCCCTACAGTCCCAACGTTGTTACCTTTGTTACCAAAAAAAGGGTGTTTTTCTGTTAAAGCTCTGGGGCTTACAACAAGTAGGAACTATTTATATATACTAAATATATAATTTAAAAGGTAATAAGGTAACAATATAATATAATCCCTACAGCCCCAGTCGATTTCGGCGTTACCTTTTTGTTACCTTTCACAAACCCAAAGGTAACACTATCAACAAACACATTGGTACCGCCCAAATACCCCGTTACCTTTTTGTATTTTCCCTCATTTTTTCACAATCTTTCCAGTGTTTTCGTCATAGTCATAAGAAAAACTTATCACTCTTCTGAAAGTCGATAAGTAAAACCTTGATCTCCAGAAGCACCATTTTGGAAACATACCTACGTTAATGCACCAATACGGTAACCTTGACAGAAACGGGGTCGAAATGTTAACCTAGTACTACATGAA